AACGCCGGAGCGTCCGTACTTCGTTGGCTCCAGAGTGTAGCAATCCATTTAGCGCGACTCGTTCGAACCCGCCCCCGTATGGCCATCTACCTCACACACTAATTCCAGCATTCCGACACAGCGAGTCCGACATAGCCGATACCACCACCGCCCCTTTCCAATCAGCTCCGCCAGCGCTCGCCTCACCGCCCAACCTAGTTCGACTTACCGCCTGCTTTCCTCTTACGCTTTTCTCGATTTTCAGTCAGCACCAAACGATACTTCAGACCATTATTCACATGGAACGGTATCTGAAAATCAATTTGCATGTTCTGATTCGTGCAAACATACTCCCAATTTACACTCGCCTTCTGACCAATAATTGAATTAACAAATAAAAACCTAAGAATTTCATTAACCTCCGCCTCCGAAACCCCCGACTTCAAGGCAGAGTATTTATCAAAATACTGTTGCTTAGTGAAAATCTCATATCCGATATTCTGAAGAGCCATCAAATAGAGCTCGAAATCGGGCTTTTGCGCGGACCACTCATCAATCAGCTCATCATACATACTCGAAGATACAGCACGCTCGGCCGCGTAAAGATCCTTCGAAGTATAGAGGCCATTTATATTTACACTATGGAAGTCCCGGATTTTATTCAAATAAACGATTACATCCCTCGGCCGATAAAACGAACGCCGCAACATGTGCCTCAGCGGGGTTGCACCGTGGCGCACCGTTTTATTTTGAAAAATTGATCCAGTTTTCTCCGAAACGACATCCAACCCCAAATCATCCGGGGCATATTTCTGAATTCTCTCCGAAACCATGGAGTCAAGGGCATCATAATCCCACTTAATCTCCACCGCGCCGTCCTGATAGACTTTATTTTTATCGTTAAATCTCAGCGTCTCATATATATCAGCGCGCAAAAATATTACTACCTTAACTTTATCCCTCAAACCCGCATCATGATTGATGCTTTGCGCACAGAGCAGAAGATTAACTAATATTCTCGAATACTCATCAACCTCTCCCTGCAGCCAGTTTTCATCAAGTTGATCAATGACGACCAGTTGCTTCGCCCCCGCCGCGTGAGCTTTGTATGTATTCTCAAAATAATCGAGCAGCTGAAAGGCATTTGCGCGAAGTTTGCGTTTCAGCTCCTCATCTTGAACAACATCTTCAAACTCGACTCCCCCGAGCGACAGCGACGCCTGATCCACATCCAAGCTTGGCAGCGTAAATGATTTGAGCCGGAACAGCTTGGATTTTATAATCTCCACCACGCTTGGATTCGGGCTGCCATACAACCCCGAGAGTATCTTCTTAGCCTTCGAGAGGTCTGCGGGCAGTTTCTTCTTTTCCTCCACAGACGCAATCAACGAAGCGAGGCATCGCGTGAAAATCAAATATCGCCAGCTTCGCTGATAGGATGAGATTTCCGCCTCCATCGCCTCCCGATAGAGTCTCTGAATCGGCCACGGGTAGTCCCGAAAACTCAGAGGAATTGCAGTAAATCCATTGATACTCGCCGAATCAGCCTGCCTAAGATATTCATAAACTGCCGTCTTACCGGTGCCTTTGCGACCGATAATCATCCACCGCCCTTGATTCAACACTTTATCGAGCAATGACGTGCGCACGAAATAGCGCATCAAATCTTGGTCGCTTTCGGCCGATACTTTAAACTCAGGAAACCAATTCGTGATATCCGACATAAGAGCTAGATTTGGTTAGCAATTTATATGAGAGCACTAGACGCTCCGCTTGGCAACGCAAACTATACGCGAATCAATACCACAATACACAAAAATGGGCGCTTATGCGACATCGTTTCATCAGCATTTCTTGCTTAGCAACCGCGCTTAGGCAAATGAGATAACCAATCGCTTGCCACATGCAGCAGCATACTTACGCAGTGTCGCAAATGATGGCGAGTGCTTTTCACTCGACAACGAAGCCTCAAGCCGCGAAACCGCCGATGCGGTCGTACCCATCCGTTCCGCAATCTGAGCCTGCGTCAAACCAGCATCGCGCCGCGCAGACAAGATAGCTCGCAACGCGGTGTACTCATCCTCCAGCGCGTCATACGCCGACTTAACGTTACGACCGGCGAGCAAACGCGCCGTGTCATCCGCTGTATGCGGAACTGGATTGAATCCCTCAGCGCGAACACGCTTCACTGCCACCTTAGCCATTACGAACCTCTCTCAAACGTGCTTGGGCGATCCGCAATTCATGTTGCGGCGTTTCCTGCGTCTTCTTGACGAAGGAGTGCAACACAACGACTTGCTGCCCCACATGCGTGCAGTAGAACACCCGCCCGATACCCTCCCTACCCTTGGGGCGCAGTTCAAACAACCCGTTACCCATTGCTCGTGAATGCGGCATCCGTAGATCCGCACCGAACTCCTGCATCAGATCCAATAGCCGGAGGTAGTCCGCAAGAATCCCAGCAGGGAACGCGAAAACGTCGCGCTTCACCCGTTCGTTGTAGTAGACGACCGTCCAATCAAGTTTCATGTTAGCAAATTTGCTATATTTCTGCAATCTGGCCTGCCGCTCTAGAGCGGCAGGAGCTTCTGTACGGCCGCGCGCCCTTGATCCGGGGACAGGTGGGCGTAGCGCTCCGTCACGGAGATCGAGGAATGCCCAAGCAGGTCTTTCACGACATACAGGGAGACACCTTCCATCACCAGCCACGACGCGAACGTATGTCGCAGATCGTGGATCCGGAAATTCTCGATCCCGGCTCGCACGCACGCGGAGTTAAACCCCTTCTGCAGTGTCTGTATGCGCTTCCCCGACCACGCCGGAAACACCCACTCAGACTCCGCACACTTCCGCTCAACCCAATCTCGCTGATCCCGCAACGCCGACAGCGCAGCACCATTTAGCGGTACCACCCTCCGCTTCCCATTCTTCGTATGCTCAGCGTCTAGCCGCAGGAACGAGCGTTCAAAATCGATACGACGCCAATCAAGCGCCAATAACTCATTCTTCCTGCAACCGGTACTGAGCGCGAGGCGCACGAAATTTGCCAAATGTGGGCGCTTTGCATAAGCACCGGCAGACAGAATCAACGCGGATGCTTCCGCGCGTGATATCCACCTAACCCGATGCTCTCCGCCATTCAGCCCGAGACTCTGAACCGGATTCGGTAAGTCAGAGCAATCGCATTCGAGGCGAACAAAATTAATTGCGGCCGAAAGAAATTTCAACTCTCGCTTGACTGTCGACTCCTGCACCCCATCAGCAAGACGAACCGTAACGTACTTCCGAACATCTACCCGTTTCAATGCCTCGATTGCACGCCCACCGAAATGCGGCTGAAGTCGCTTTAACGAGTACATATCTCGCTGCTTACTGCGATGATCCTTGGCGGACAAATAAATACCGACGACTTCCTCAAATGTCATTCCAAACGCCTCTAGCGCTATTGAATCACAAGAATATCGACAGTTACGATTCCATGCTTAAATCCATTCATATCTTCGGCCCATTCTCGCGTGTCGATAACCAGAACACGCCCAACTCCTGCCGCCAGAACGCCTGACAGCGATCGAGCGTCGCGCCCGCCTGCAACGCCGCCTTGAACGCGACCTTCAGGGCTTCCGCCGGATCGTTGGCGGTAATGTGGTCGATCGGCATCACATCCGGCACCGCCACGCCGCGGCTCGTCCAGTACCGCTTTTCGTTCAGCGCGTGCTCCGCGAAGTCCTTCGTGATGTACTTCGCCAGGTAGGCTGCGAGCTTGTGCCGCAGCCCCTTTTCCTTGAACGGATTCCGCACGTTGACCTGCCCGTTGCCGACGCCGACGATGCTTTGCCAGATCGACCGCAGCACTCGATAGTTCTGACGACCCTTGACCGCCACGTGGAGGTGCCATGCGCCGCGCTTCTGACGTTCCGGCGTCGCCACATATTGGAAGCTAGAGAGCTTCGACAGGCGACGGCGCAGCGCGTCGAAATCACGCTTCAGCCGGTCTTTGTCCTGCATGTTCTCGCGGTACGTCAACGTGATCATTCGATCCGCCCCAATCGCTTTACAGCGGAGCCGCACCTGTTGCTTGGCGCGTTTCGCGGCGTCCATCAGGTTCGACTCGCTGTTCTCCGACTCGCCGCGCTTCGCCTTGGGCATCGCATTCAACGACAGCGCGCCCATGTAACGATCGAACCGCGTCGCCGTCACTTCGACCTGACCGTCGCCAAAATTCCGGCCACGGATCACCCACTCTCTACGAAACGGCGAGAAGTCGCCTATACTTGCGTCGTGCATTGCAACTCACCTTTGTAATGCGCTGTTTCACCAAGCCCTGACCGTTGCCGCGTTCAGGGCTTTTCTTTTTTCCGAACTGCCTACTGTCCTTGCTCGGCCTCGCTCTATGCCGGCGTCCGTGTCCCGTATCCGTTAAGTGTCCCTGATACAAGTTTAGGGGCCGCGCTGCGCGCGGCCCGCCCGGCGCGCTCTGCTGCGCTGGGCGAGCCGCCCGCAGCCATACCCCACCCCTCTGCCTGCAACCGCCTACGCCCTTTCCTATCCCGCCGTAACCGCATCGGCAGCAGTGGGCTTTCAAGAGGGAGGGCGTTTCCCTGCCGCGCCTTCGATACACGCGATCGCAAGTACCCGCTACTCGGCCCGGCAGGCCGCGCTGAGCCGCGCGACAACCGCCACGACTCCGCATCACGGCCCCCGCTCTACCTCGCTGCGTTCCCGGCCGGACACTCCTAACGCTAGACGCTCAAATTCGCTGCACCTGCAGCACCAAGAGCACCTCAGTCCGCTGCTTCGAACTCGACCGCCCATCAAGGAAGCTCGGGAGCCATGCATAGCCGCTGCGCGCAGATGTGTTGCGATCCTGAATCAGCCCGCCCAGCACCACGACCTCCCCATCCTTCAGCCGCGTGACCGTCTGTAGCTGTCGTGTGTTCTTCGTCGGCGACGTGTCGACGCCGGTTTTCGTCGTAACGAAATCGGAGATCTCCTCATGCACGCGCAGCTCGATCGAGTCGCGCATCACGGTAGGCTCAACGTCGAAAATCAACCCGGCGTCCTGATACGTGATCGATTGAACCGGCGTGCCGCTCGACCCTTGGTAGCTCACGCTCGATTGCGTCGGCACCTGCTGCCCGACGTTCAGGCGCACCCTCTCACCCGACACGACTCGCACATGCGGCGAACTGATGACCTTGAACCGCGAATCCGCATTGAGCGCAGAAATCGCTGCGTCGATACCCGGCCCCGTAAACCGTACTGCGCTCGCGTCAGATGACGTGTCGCCGCTCGAGATACGCAATTGACCGCCGAGCATCTTTGCCGCAATGCTCCAGGCCGAGTTAGTCGAATCGGTGTTCGTCACCTCATACGCCCATCCGCGCACCACTACCTCACCGGGAGCGCTATCCAGCTCGGGCACCACCTTTCGCAGCATGGCGACCTCATCGCGCGAACCGACAACCACTAGCTCGTCACCCCGCGCCTGCACCCCGCCTGCAACCTGACTCACCGCAGGACTCGACGGCTCAATCGGCGCAACACCTGGCACGTGCACCGAGCCTGCTGCCTGCACTGGCGCAGTGATCACCGGGGCGGCCGGCAGCATCGAGCGCGCACCGATCAACGGCTCCACCATCTCACGCAGATAGTCCGCGTTGCGATGACGCGGCCTGTACACAAAGACCTCCTGATCCGCTTTCGGCAACGCCGCGCCCGGCTTCTTCGTCACATAGTCGACACCGTTTTTAGTGCTGACTTGAAAGCCAAGCGAATCGAGGAAGTCCACCATCACGGCGCGCGCGTCGCGGCTGTTGTCGTCCAGACGAAACGACACAAGGCGATTGTCGGTGAGCACGTCCGGCCCGAGCACATAGGGCGTATGCATCGCGTCCTGATAGATCAGGTCGACCACCTGCGCGACCGTCACGAACCGCAAATCGAATGCCGTACCCCGCACATGCTTCAACGGAATCGGCACTGGCGCCGAAGGAAACGGAGTCGCAGGCGACGCGCTATTCATCATGCTCGCGTCAATCGGCACCGTCGGCAGAGGCGGCACCGTGCCGGTAGCAGCTGCACAAGCGCTCCACAGCATCAGCGCCCCGATCAACACGCGGCATCGCGTCATTTCACACCCCCGGATTGTTCTGTTTTTCCGACCTGCACACCTGTCCATCCTGCAACGGTCTTACCGTCGACCTCGCCCGCAAGTCGCACGCCCTGCCCGCTAAATCCGTTCAGCGACGCAGCACGCAGCCGGCCGCCTGCATCGACTAGCACAACAAAATCCGCGCCATCAACCGAGTAGCGTCCGGCAACTCGCCATTCCGTCGACTTAGTTGAATCAACTGGACGAGCGCCCGCACCCGCTGCCGTGCCGCCGACCGCGACATGCTCGATAGGCTTACCGGGCTCTGTGCCAAAGCCGTCCTGCGCCTTGTGATAGATCCTCACGGCCAGCACGATGAACACGACCAGAGCAACCGGAATGATGTACAGCGCTTTGGGAATAACCGCCTGCTTTTTCGTATGGACTTCGGCGCTCGTGTAGAGCTTGAATACCTCGCGCGGATACGGCCATTGGCGCTTCACCGCGTCTTTCAGGCTGCTCGGGTTATGGCAGTGATCCCACTCGTACAGCATCGCGCGCTTCAGACCGAACAGGTTGCGCACATGGACGTGCCGGCCGACGAGATCCCGCACAGTCTTGCTGATGCGCTGCGGATGCTGCGTGATGATGATGAAGTCAACGCCCATATGTCGGTGCACGTGCAGCTGCTCGACGTCCGGCGTTGGCTTTTGGCTTGCGGTCGTGGGTGGGTAGATGCGCTGGGCCTCATCGATGACGATCAGATCGTGAGCCTGCGCGTTCACGTGCCATTGCCGCAACCACGGCTCATCAATCTCGACGTGCTCGATGGCAAGGTCGCGAATGCCATCGACCAGCACGCGACGCCCTTTCGCAAGCTTCGTCAGCAGCCACACCGCATACAGCGTCTTGCCGCTACCCGGCACCCCTGTAATGAGCGTGATCATTTGCTGAACACCATTTTCGTTGTCGACGTGAGCAGGTAGAACGACACACGGGCCGACAGCCCCCCCAGCACATACGCGATACCGTCACCGACGCCACCCAGCGCCAGCACGTTTGCGATATCAGCAGGAATCCCGCCTGCACTGGAAGTCATCCATGCGACTACCTGATTCATCGCCGCATCGATTCCGGCGACGGTGACAAAACCGATGCCGAGCGCGACCAACACACGCGTAACGATCGGACCAACCAGCGATACCAGCAGAGTTGCCCAGCTCATGCCATCAGCCCCGTAACGAAGATAAGACCCGCAGCGAGCGCGCTGAGCAGAAGCACCAGCGGTCTCAGCTTCACCGCCAATTCGCAGAGCGGGGAGTAGTCAAACTTGAGCGGTGCGCCGAACACCGCGACCTCATACGGCTGCGGGCAAACTCCATTGGTTAGGCCGATTGAGATCGGCGACAGCGAAATACTTTTCGAATCACGCTTCACGTCTACATCGTTCGCACTACCGAGTGGTGCACAAGCAGATGCTTCCGGATACAGCGCGCAAAACTTCTGGTCTGGTTTCGGATTGGGATTCGCGCCCGGGTCGGTGCCGGGGTTCGTACCGGGGTTCGTGCCAGGGTCGGTACCGGGGTTCGTACCGGGGTTCGTGCCGGGATTCGGATTCGTGGCCGGGTCGGGCTGAATGATCGGGCTGATAACAACGTGATCGCCCCGATGCGCGGGGGCAGTGAACAGATCGCCCAACGTCGGCACCTGCTGCGGATTCTCTTTGACCCACGGTTCCACTAACCCGTCGTACACCCGATCATATGGCAGCCCTTGATAGCCCGGTTCTGCCGCCGCGCGCTTCCACGTCTCGTCCACAAGCTGAGTGATCGTTGACGTCGGCAACGGTTGCGACGCAACCTTAGGCGGAAGTTTCGGCCAAAGCTTAGACATATCCTCAGCGACTAGCGCCGGTACCATTTCGCTCCGGTATTGAAACAAGCTGTCTTGGTAGGTCTGGACGTAGTCTATATAGGGTCCCCTCTTGCCCTTGCTGTCCATATGGCTCTTTGCCCCGGTCACCGTGGTGTACATCCCGATCGGGTTGCCCGGTATGTTCGAGATTGGCGCGAAGAACAGACGCACCGAACTGACGTTATCGTCATCACCATTGCAGCCAGCAGCCAACCCACAGTGTCCGTTGTAGTAGTTCACGTACCACGTGAATTGGGCAGCTTGATCCAACGTACTTGGAAGGATGTCGTGGTACCCACGGGTGAGCCAAAAGTTAGCGACAGTCATGCCGACTCCCGGCGTAAACGGGTAAGCGTTGCACACCGGGTTATTCTCCGGACACAAGCCATTGCGATAGGTCGGAATACCCGCTTGTGCCGCCCATAGCTCGGGCGCCAGCATTTTCTTGTAAGTGGGGTCTATCGCGGCGGCGGGCGGTGGTATAGCTGCGTAGCTATCGCCAACACTCGCTGGCGGGTCACTAACCTCAATCGAAACCGACGTTTCATTCCACTTAAGCTTGGCAAAGCCGACTTGCAGCGCAGCGCCGACAGCCATGATGCCCAGCCCCGCCAACAGGGTTGCCCAAACTGGCGCACCCGCGAATGCCAGGACAGCGCCTACCCCCGTGCCAACGACACTGAGCGCGGTCGACGTCCTCCCCATGCCCGCCAACGTTGCAGCGATGCGCGGATCGTTCGCCGCAAAACCGCGCTGAATTGCGATGCGCGTGACAATCGCCGCCTCAGCACGGTTGATCACGAAATTCTCTACGGGCGTAAGCAGCGCCTGCGCATGCGCCTGCTGATTGCACATCATCGCGAACACTGCGAACAGCGCAATCCATGCTCCAAAGATTCTTCTCGGCACATTCACCTCACGAAATCACAAGCAGCGCTGCGGTATAGATCGTCACCACGATCACCGTGAACTCAATGCAGAACCAAAGCACGATCAACTCTCCGAAGCCGAATCAAGAAACCGGCGCACCGAGCGAAAGCCGGCGGCGATCGCCAGCACCAGAAACACCGCGCTACCGACCGCCATACCCGCCACGACGCCGCCCGAGACTGGCGCATCGCCGGCTGCCCCGTCACCGACGAGCGTCAAGTGTGCGACCTGCTGCACACCGGCCGAGCCATCCGACAACGTGCACGGAACTTGAGCGCCAGACGCGGCAGCACCGGAGGCAGCGCCACACACCACGACGTCGATACCCTGCGCCATACCCCCTCCAATGAAAAAGCCCCCGGCGTACCTAGGTATACCGGGGGCCTGTCGTGCCGCTCGATCAGCGACCGATGAAGCCTCGCACCGCGCGGTAGCCGAACGTCACCGCAGCGATAGCGAGCACCGCACCACCAACGAGTACGATATTCGGGCCGATGCCGTTGATCGCGTTCACGACCGGCGTCACGTCCATCGTCGGCGTACCCTCGCCCGCCGCAAATGCACCCGCACTTGCGACCGCCGTAGCTGCTGCTGCAAACAGTTTCTTCATGCTCTTTCTCTCTCAGGTTCTGGCCCGGGTGTAGAGGGCCGTTCGTGCGGGCCAGCTTCGAACGACCGATTGCCCGTGATGGGCTATGCGCTTGCGTTCGCCGCCGGTTTCGCGGTCGGTCGGCCGAACGGGGTGAGCGAGACGATGCGCGGTTCGAGCTTGCCTTCCATCGACTGTTGGAGCGCGAACTCCGCGAGGTAGTCGCCGGGTTGCGAGTCCTTCAGCGCGTTCGGCAGGTTGATCGTGCCGACGAGAATCTGTTTGCCCTCGCTGGTCTCCTGCTCCAGCACGCATTGCGCCGTGTGGATTTCCCACGGCTGGTTCGTGCGCTTCGAAATACCACCGCGCGGGACCACTTGCAGAATCGTCAACTTTTGCTTGCTCATCTCAGCTCCTTTGAATTAGGACTGCTATCCACGTTGAACGGAGTCACTTGGACTCCGCATGCATGCGCGACGAACGCGCCAATCGAAAAAGGTGGACGCTAGGTCAGCCGTCCACAAAACACCGCACTATCCGAGGGTGAGAGGCGGTGCGGTGGGGTTACAGGGGAAACGGGTTGCGAGGCTGGGAGACTTCGACCGGAACCAGCGTGCAGAGGTCCGGCTTACGGCCTGCCCGACGCAGAGCAGCGCGGGCCTTTTCGCGAGCACCCTCAACACCTCGGGCGCTTACATCGATGACGGCAACGCGGTTGTGACCGCACTGCGTGTAGGCATGAACTTGGTATTTCGGCACCACTCACCCCCGCTCTGTATGTTAAAAATCGTCTCATACGACTTGAACAACAACGGGCCATATGAGCTACAACCAATCCGCTTCATATACTTCCGAGCAGGCTATCAGCTACCTACCCGGCGACATCGCGCAGGCATGGTCTCTGCTACCGACGAACACCAAGATCCTGATTGCGCTTACGCTGGTCGCGGCATATCTCGTCGCTCGGTCCGCCTACCGGAAAGCGAGGCTCCGCAGGCAACGCGACCTCGATCCGATCAAGAAGGCGATCTACAACCCCAAGCAATTCCGCCGACCGCGCTAACCTCAAAATTGGGGACAAATTCTGTCTATCCCCCGACCCTGTTAGACTGCGGTTTTAGCAAGAAGCCAATTACTTAGCAATTTCCTAAATCCAAGTATCTAGGAAATTGCTAAATCGGTCAAGGGAAAGTTATGACGATTGCAGAACTGCTCGACGCCGCGAAGCGCGCCCAGGGGAGCCTGACGACGGTCGCAGAGAGATTGGGAGTGCCACCCTCCAAGCTGTCGGAGTGGCGGAAGGGCAAGTACAAGCCCGACGCGACGCACATCGCCGAGCTTGCCGAACTGGCAGGACTGCCGGTGTTCGAAACGCTCGCAGCGATCGAAACGACGCTTGAATCTGACCGTTCGTCAGTGTGGATTCGTGCTTTGGGGAACCTGCGTGCGGCGGGTGTAGCGGCGACTGTGGTGCTTGGCGCTACTGCCGTGGTGAGTTTGACTTCAAAACCGGCTGACGCGGCTGAAAAAACCCAAGAAAACAAAGACTTGGCGCGCCCGGCTGGGATCGAACCAGCAACCCCTGCCTTCGGAGGGCAG